TATTGTCTCCTTTTTGCTTTGTTATTAATACCTATTATCATTTGGGGAAGTTATCAGTCGTGACTGGCAACCTTAGTTTTTAAATAGTCATCTCTCTTTTAAAAAAGATGAGACTTATTTACTTCTTTTTCTACTTCTTCTTATTTGTTTTTTACTTCTGCCTTTTCTTTTATTCTTATTCATTGTGGAAGTTATAGGTTTTTTACCTATTGAAGTTCCTTTGTGGGTTTTTTTATAATTAACTTTTTCACCATACTTAGGTTTAGCCACTACTTTTTTTTACCATTCTTTATATTTCTCAAAGTTGATAATCCGAAACTTCCAGAAAAGCATATAAGAACCGCCCACCAAAATTCAGTTGGTGCTGTTTTTAAAATTTCAAAACCCTTAATCATGTGTGGTTGAGTAATAGGTAAGAATGTGCAAATTAAAATTCCGCTAATAATTATAGTTAAAAGTTCATCACGAAAACTATTTGAACTTGCTTTAATATTGGCAACATCTACAGTTTTACTAGCTTCAATTTCTCTTACTCTAATTATTTTATCTTTCTCTAATTTATGTTGAATAGCACCTATTGTTTTACTTGCTATTATTCTTGTTAAAGGATTTTTAAGAATAGGTAGTAAAAAGTTAAGCATAATTACTTCTTCGGTTAGAAGATTTAGAACGTATCCTTAGATTACTAATGGAATTGTTTCTTGGGTTTCCATCTTTATGGTCTACATCTTTTCCATTAAGTCTTTTAATACCTAACTTCTTAGCCAGAAGTCGTCTTGCAACACGTCTATGTTGCCTGTCGTCTCTAGATTTTTTAGAACGAACTTTATATTCTCGCTTATAGTCTCTTGCCATATTTTTTAGATAACTTTGCTTCTAGATATTTTGTTTTCTACTTCTTTTCTGAATGATGGGTCTTTTTCATATCTTGGGTCATTCATTGCATCTGTAACTTGTGAAACACTTGTAAAAGCATCTGCAGAAACAATATCAGAAGTTCCCTCAAATAATTTAGGTTGATTAGGATTAAAGTTTGTTCCTGATTTCATCATAAGACCTTGAACTGCAAATTTTGCTTGTTCAACATCTCCACCATCAACCATATTATTGAAAGTAGTTTGTTCAGCTTCAGATAAATTCTTACCTGCCCAGTTTACAAGTTCTGTGTAATTTTCAGCACCACCTGCAACATCTTGAATAGCTTTGGTATTTTTATCTGCTACTGCTTTTTGTCCATCAATATATGAATTAACTAAATCTTTATCTAAACCTTGTTTAGCTAGTTCATCATAACTATTATCTGTTAAAGCACCTGTTTCAGCAAATTCATTATAGAATTTTTCTAAACCTCTTTGCTGAACTTCTTGTTTAACTTCTTCAGGTTTTGTTTCCTGAGTTTGTCTTGAAGAATATTCTTTCTCCAAACTGTTGTATGCTTTAGCAAGTTCTTCAGCACTTTTGAACTTTTCAGGTAACCAAGTAGGACGTACTTCATCTTCTGAAGTCGTCTGTAAGTCTTCATTTTTGATTTCTGTAAGTTTTGCTGTTTCACCATCTGCATTGACTGCAATGTCCTTGCTGACATCAACTCCATCTTTTTTTAACTCCTCTGCAGATTGCTCTAATGTTTTTTCGTTGCTATCTGGATTTATTTCTATTCTATCGGTCATATTTTTATTCCTCTTGTTTATTAGCAACTCCTATTTGTCCCTCGTTAGTAAAAGTTAATTCTTTACCTTTACTTTCAATGTGCTTACCTGCTTCTATAGCTACTCTTGGGTCTGCCAGTGCTTGTTGGGCAAATTGCTGTTGCATTTGTTGTTGTTGTTCGTGTTGGATTTGTTCTTGTGATTTTAATAAACCTTGTGTGTCTATTCCATTTGCTATTGCAAATTTCTTAATACAATCTTCAAGGTTGATATGTCGTCCTAAAACTTCTGCTCCTAAAGTTCCTGCTAAATCTGACATAAACTGCAGAAGTCTTAATCTATCACTTGCTCTGCCTAACGCTTCCAAACCAACTATTATTTTTGGACGCACTATTTCCTTAGGCAAATCAGGCAATAATTTCTGTTCTCTTAACATTGATAATTTTGCATTAATGTAAGGTAACTGAAATTCTGTTGTTAAAATTCCATAAACTCCGCCAAGAGCATCTTGTAATTCATTTGCCACAAGTTGCACCTCTGTTGCGGTAACTCTTTCTGCTTGTCTTTGAACTGAAGAATTTAAAAGAAAAGCAAACTGTAATCTTGTTTCAATTCTATTCATTGTTTCAAAAGCAATTCTAAAATCTGCAAACTTATTAGCTTGTAAAACAGAAACATCTCCTGCTTGACCCTCAATGATTGCACCATTAGGTGCTTTTGCTATTGCTGATGCTCTAGTTGTTCCTGATGGAGAACAAAGAAAAAGCATTTTAGCAGAAGCAGAACTTCCCTCTAATATTGCTCTTGTTAATCCCTCTAAAGATTTCAGGTCTCCTAAAAATGCTTCACAATGACCACGACCATAATCCATTCCATCAACTCTATTAAATCTTAAAGCAATGAAAGGTAAATTATCTAATTTATATTCTTTAGTTAAAATAATTTTCTTTCCGCACTCTTGCATTAATTTATAATTATTTGCTTCTCTAGTTATGCAAGTATATAAATCTAATTCTTTATCTTCGTATTCTTTAACATCATTAACTTTTAAAACTGCATTTCTAATTTTTGATGGTAAAGTATTTAAAGCAATACTTTCTTTAATAATTATTTTTAAAATAGAACCTTGTGGGTCTCTTTTAATAACATAATTTTCTAATCTATAAACTCTTAAACCTTTTTCAGTTAATCTTAAAAGAACATTACCGCTTACAATAAGTAAACGAAGTGCTTCATAGACTGCAACTCTATCATTAGAAACTTCCATATTATCCATAACTGCTTTTTCAATTTTGGATAAACCTTGTTCTATAGTTCCTTTTTGTTCAGGACTTCCTTGAATTTGTTTAAAAACTAAATCATCAATACTTAATCTGAAAAATGGAGCATGAGGTGGAAATAACGCTAACATCAATTTAGATGCTAGGTTCATTACTCCTCTTGCACCAATACTTTGGTAAGGAGATTTATATTCAGTTGCTTCAGAAATATTTTTAGGTGGAATTAAAGTTGGAATTGTTAATTCAGCACATTCCCTTGCTTTTGATAAATAAGGTTCTCTATTAATTTCTAATTTATTGTATTGTGCCTGAATAGAACTTTTGTCTTCTACTACCTTATCCGACAGGATATATCTTTCCGACTTCATTAATTATTACGCACTAGGTAAATTTAATCCGCTTCTAGTTAATCCGCTTGTCGCTAAAGGTATTCTTAGCGTCCCTCTGCCTGTACGTCTTCTTGTATAAGCTGAAGCGACATTAACATTTCTGCCACTAGCATCAGCAACCATTGGAGCATTTTGCTTTGTTCTTGCACCACTAATTGTATTAGGTGGTGGAGCAGGAATTGGTTCTGGCATTGGTGGCGGAGCAGGTGCTTTAATTGATACACACATGTTTAATTCTCCTCTTGTATTTTCTTTTGTTGTATTAAGTGATGTACGACTGACCTTTGTCCCCCTTTGAAGAAAACTTCTTTTTCAGTATCCTTTAGGTCAGCAGATTTCTCAGGAAAAATACTGTCTAAATACTCAATAAGTTCCTTACTTATTATCGGTATTTGTACTTTTCTTTGCATTGGATACTCCTAAAGTGGAACTTTTTAAGTTATTTCGCTTCTCAGCTATTTCACCTGAAATTGCGGCATAACCACAAGCGTCTACTAAGTCATCAATATTAAATTGACCTGCTTGTGTTCTAGCTATTTTTAAAAGTGTCATTAGATTTGCTACATCTTCAGGTAAAATAATAAAAGCTAGTTTAAATTTGTTCTGTAAATATCCAGTCCAAAGTCTAGCAATATTTTCGTGATTAATAGTTTTGTCTCCATGTTTGTCATGGCGACTTTCACTAACTAACTTTTCTGCTTTCTTTAAAATGTCTGTAGTATTCATATTGGTAATCCCATAATTTTGGTTTATGTGTTGCGTAATTGTACTCGCCCTCTCTTAATATTCTGGCAAGTCTTGCTTGATGGTAAGCATCATCAATAGAATATTTATTTCTTGTATATTCTTGAAGAACTGCTTCCCATTGAGTTATTATATTTTTCTTTTCATTTAAAACTCTAGATGCTTTAATAGTTCCGCAACCAACAAGTCCTGAATAGCCATCACTGCTATCTCCTTTTAAAACTTGTGTACAAAAATTATAGTCAGCAAGATTTTTATCTATAATTTCTATTTGGTCATCAACAATACAAACTTGTGGAGCAGGTATTGTTCTCATGTCTTTATCACCAGAAACTATGACACAATGATTTTTATATATTCCTGTAGCTAATAAACCTATTACATCATCTCCCTCTAAGTTTTTATAAGAAACAGTTTCATGTGTGTCTTCTATCCATTTTCTTAATGGTTTATAACAAATAGGTTTTCTAATTTTCTTTCTAAAAGATTTATACTTACTGTCTAATTGTTTTCTAAAATTATTTTTATCAGAAAAACAAATAATAGCTTTTCTAGATTTTGTTAAACCCATATAAAAGCCAACAGATTGTAAAAATAATTGTTTACCTTTTTTCAAGTCTGCCCATAAAGTCCAAACATCATCTTCCCATTCAACTGGTTCTTCTAAACTAGAAGTAATCCTGTAAGCTAATAGGTCGCCATCAACCAACATAACTTTAGATTGATTAGCAAAGAAATCTTTTATGTTCTTCATTCTTTTCTTTTCTTGAAATAATTTATCTTTGTTTGCATCATGCAATTCAAAGTGTGCTTCATTTTGTTCTGTCATATATTTTCTCCATTTTTATTATTGTTGCTCTAGGTAAAACATTCGTGTCTCCAAAGTTAAATTCTCCATCTCCATCTATTGTCCATGAAGAAAAAGTTTTAACGAATTTCTTATCTTTAGAAAAAACGTATGCTTCAATTACACATTGTTCAGGTGTAAATTCTTGTAATTCTTTTTTAGATTGCCATTCTGAATTTGCAGTTGGGTCAAACCAAATTATTCTATATTTTTGATATTTAAATTTATTGGACATGAAATTTTTGTTGTTGAATTTGAAAATCAATTAAATCTTTGGCAGGTACGATATGACCTTTAGAAGTATAATTATCTCCACCACTTCTAATGGGATAATCTTTAATAAATTCTTTTAATAAATAAGTTGGAATAACTAACCAAATTTGGTCATCATCACTTCTATCTTTTGAATATAAGCAAAAAGCGTAGTTTTTAGCGGTTGTTTTATTGATACCTGAGAGTTTTCCTCTACTTTCAGTCTCTATATATACATTGCCTGTTCTATGCCAAATTCTATCGCATTTACATTCAAGAGTTCCATTTACAAACTTTTGAAAAGCGTTTTCAAATTTTTTGCCAAACTGCAAATCTAAGTCGAATTTATTAGTGTGTGGCACTCCAATTCTGTCCTACTTTAATTTCTCCTGCCAATGGACATTTGAAGTCAAAGAATTTTTGTGTTTTCTCAAATATTGTAGAAGCTATCTTTTTAAATTTTTCTACTTTGTCTTTATGAACAACAAATTGCATTTCATCATGGACGTGCAAAACCATTCTATAATCCTTACCCCAGACTAAACCTGCTGAAGTTAATTCTTGATTTAGTAAAATTGTTCCTGCTTTAACTAATAAAGCACCTGCACTTTGTATTAATGTATTTAAAGAAGAATATTCTGCTCTACACATTAATTTTCTTTTATCTAAACCATAAATCCATTTATGATTTTTATAGTTTACTATGACTGCTTGTTTTAAATGTTTTAATGCAGGAATTGCTTTCTCAAATTTTTCTCTTATTCGTCTTGCTTCTGTAACAGAGACATCAAGTATTTCTGACAACCGTTCATTTCCTGCAGAATAAATGTAAGCGTAAATAAATGTTTTAGCTTTAGCACGACTTTCCAATCCGAGTAATTTTTGATTTTTGGAATGTATATCTGTTTCAAGTAATGATTTTTTAAAATCCCCACTGTCGTAATGATGCAGATAATGTGAAAGTACCCTAAGCTCAAGAGAATTAAAATCAATCCCAAGAAAGACCATGTTGGCAGGAGCAATAAAAAGAGAACGCATCTCAGCACCATACTCAGACCCTTTTGACACCACCTGTGCCAAATTTGGCGAGTGGTGCGTACAGCGACCTGTAACTGCTCCGTTTGTGATAACTTTTCCATAAATTTTTCCTTTTTTGTTTAATTTTAAATATGCTTGTTCTCCATCAGATAATTGACTTAATCTTTTTTGAACCATTAAGTGTTCTGAAATTAATTTTGCTTCAGGATAAGAAATTTCTTTTAATATTCTTTCATTTACTTCTGGCTTACCAGTTGCGGTAAATGATTTAGGTTTCCACCCTAAAGTTTTTAATCTATTTGCAATATGCTCCCTTGAATTTGGATTAAATATTTCTGTTTTAAATTGTTCAACAGGAACACCTGCTTTAATTCCTCTTTTTCTATTATCTCTTTTATAGATTTTAAATCCTAAAGATTTTTTCCAACTTCCGAAGACTAGAGAAAGTTTATTTTCTAACTCTAGTCTTCTCTTAGTAAGGATTGTATATAGCGACTGAGCAGTCGTCTCATCAAAATCTACACCACCTTGTTCTTGTTTTGTTATCCAATAAGCAAATTGATGTTCTAATTTAATTGCGTCTTTAGAATAATTTTGTTTTTCAATTAATTTATAAAGTAAATGACACACTTCAGTATCACGTTGACAATAATCCTGCATATCCAAAGTCCATGTAGAAAAATCATTATGTTCTTGAAAATCTCCTTTACGAAGTCCTAAACGAAAACCCCATGCTTCTAGTGAATGTTTTCCATATAGTTTTGGCGGTAATTCCTTATATTGCCAGTCAAGTTCACTTCTATTTGCCCAAATAAGACGTGAACATAAAAGCGTATCTAGGACTGAACCTTTATAATAATAGCCAAAATGCTTTTCTAAAGCAGGTAAATCAAACCCTAAAATACTGTGTCCTACTAATAAATCAGCTTTCTTTAGTAACTGTAGACCCTCATCAAGTTGGTCAGGATTATAGGAATATACTTTTCCAGTATCTATATCCTTACAGACCATACAATGAATTTTGAAGTCTAGCTTGTCTAGGAAACCATTGGTCTCCACGTCAATTACTAGTTTCATAATTAAAATTTTTTAAATAACATTCTCCATAACCAAGAACGTGTTATGGAAACCCCAGTAAAAATTGAAGCTATCCAAACGCTATCAAGTATGCTTGGTCGTAAATCGAAAATCGGAAAAATTAGCAACTGTATTAAAATCGCTAAAATGAAACCACTACCAACATCAATGAAACTTTCTATTAAACTTCTCATTGATTTCACTATTTCTTAATGGTTCTTTTTTTGAATTTTGTTTATTGAAAATTATGTTGAAGTTCCTTTGGTAAACTTCATTGGCTTTTTTGTATGGAGTTTCCCAAGCTAGACGTGATGTTGCCTGTCTTGTCATTTTTTTAATGTATAAGTGATATTGTAATTTTGTTTGTACTTGGAAGAATGTGTTCTACTGATTTAATTGCTTTTCCAATAATATGTTTTGCTTCAACATCTCCACACATTATTACTGGATAGACATTCTCATATTTAATAGCATTGTAAATTGCAGTCATAATTGTCTTGCAAGTTTCAAATACCAACTGTTGTTGTATTTGTGATAATTTTAAATAATCTTCTTTTTCAATTAAGAAAGATAAAATAAATTTAGTTAATAATTTATTATCCATCAAAATCGCCCTCTGTTAGACGACCAGTATCTTTGTTGTAAGTTAAAGTTGAAGCAACTCCTGTATCTCCACTAAATCTATTTTTCAAAACTCTGACAGTTAAAATATTATTTTCTGTTTCACTTTGCTGATTTCTTTCAAAGCTAATAATTTGATTTGGTATGGTTGCAAGAGAATGTGAACCTCTAAGATGTGCAAGACTAACTTCTAAACCTTGTTCGTGTGAAATTTTTCCCTCTGGTCGTTTAAGATGTGCAACAATAAATA